CGGACTCGAAAAAGGCCGATGTCTGCACGCGCGGGCGAAGGAAACTCCACACGTCCCAACTGAATTGGCTCGTATCGAAATCGCCGTAGCTCTGCGTCGCTCGAAGGTTTTGAATCCCTCGGAAGCTGGTGTACATGAACTGACCCATGCTTTGCGCTGAATACTCGACACAGCCCACGTCCGGCGAAATGATGCCTGGGTATGGTCCAAGACCGACATCGCCCTGAATCATCGAAACGCCTTTTTGCGTTATCTCAGCCAGCGTGTCGCCGTTCAATTCCATCAATCCACGAACCGCAGCGCCAACGCCAATCTCGCCAGCGAATTGCAGCGGGTCGAAACTGAGCGGATTGCCTGCCACGCTGAATTGCACGGAACCGGATCGGTAGCCAAGGAACAAGCGGCTCTGGTGCACGGCGCAATGGCGGGGGATGTCGTCTTGCTCCGGCGTTCCGGTGTAGATGCGCGTGAAGGCATAGCCGTCGTACATGAAAGCCGGTCCCGCGCCCGAAACGCCGTAGATCGCATCGAAATCGGCTGCGGCGTAGAAATTGCTCACGTCATACTGGTACTTGGCGTTATCCGGAACCTTGCCATTCTTGGTCATCAGGCTCGACCAATCCATGACGTTCTTGGACATGGAATTCTCAGTCATCGCAATCAGCGTGGAGCCGTCGCCAGCACCGCCATCCGGCGTCACGCCAGGACCGGGATAGGTGCGGATTTCCTCATCCGCTTCCACAGCACGGTTGGTTCCAACGTCCATCAGGAACAGGTGGCCCTTGGCATCCGTGTTGGCGACGCTTCCAGAGGTCTGATAAGGCATGACCACTTCAGCCAGCACGGCACTCGTTCCGTTCCAGAAGTAAATCTTGGATTGCGGAGGTACGAAATGCACCTTCAGGCGAACCATGGTGATGCGTGACTGCACGCCCACAGTACCGGCGCCGAACCCAACGCACTCGGTGTTCATGTAGAAACCGAAGTCGGTGGACTTCACCGCATCCGGAGATACACCGCCATAGCCCAAGAGCGATTGCGCGCCGCCATAGGCTTTGGTGGCATATGTGAGATACGGCGGACCCGGATCGGGAGTGACCGAACTGGTGGGCCAATTGGCGAAGCGGTCTGCGAATGAAGCCGTTGTGCCAGTCACGCCAGAATCCGGCGCGAACTTCAACTGGATAACGTAATCCCGAATGTTGCCCGTCGCTGTTCCGCCCGTGTACGCTCGGCGGACGACTTCGACCGTGAATCCGGTCACTGTCGATCCGTCCGGAAGGTCGGTATCGCTCAATCCGAAATTGTTGACCCAGAACGGAGGCAACGCTCCCCCTGCCGTATGCAGGCAGCCGAAATAGCTGGTGTCTCCATCGTTCGTCCACAGGCCGTCAGCACTCGGGAATGCGGACCATGTGCCCCCCTGAATCCACGATCCGCCTGTTGCCTTGATCGTGTCCGGGACAAACCAATCCGTTTCCTGAATCAGTGAGGCAATGTCTTGAGTCGGGTTGATGCGATTGGCGGGCACGAATTCGGCAGCGCCATCCTTGTACCGAATGCGGTATCCAATCTCTTGGTGCGTCCAGCTTTGCGTTGCAACTGTGTCGCCTCGCGTTCCATCGGCCCTGTACAAGCCAGCACCTTGTGACGACGAGTTGACTTCCGTCACCGTGGCGACATCAATATCGCCTGCGGAATGGTTCTTGATGGTCGCCAGCGTCGCCGTGCCTGATGTGTTGTAGAACATCATCAAGCCCGACTGGCTATTGGTCAGTCCGGTGCCGCCTGTAATGACGATCTTGGCCAGAAACCCGGTCCATGTCGCTGTTGCGTAGGATGCGCCGATAAACAACTCGTCGTTGTAGCTTGGCGTATCCTCGTTCGCCATGGTGTCGAACGCGAGCGCGAAGTAATCCCGGCAGGCGTACAGCTCATCCTTCAACCAGAATAGGCCGAGCACGCTGCTTTGGCCTGGGACTTCTTGGATCGTTGGGCGGACAGCGGTGTAGTAGGCAGATTGAATAGCGATCTGCTCATTCACGGTTGCCGGGCTGTACGTGCCTATCGTGGACATGAAATAAGCCCCAGTGATAGCCCCGTTCGTGAGCGTCGTAGCGCCCGGATTTAGTCTGGAATAGTCCAGATCAACTCCAGGGATCAGCTTGTTGAGGATGATGGAGTCCGCACTATTGGACGTAGTGAAAACCACAACGCCATTGGTAAAACCGTCGTAGGTTGTCGCTACAATACGCACAATGAATGATTGCGTTGCGCCTTGCTGGTACTTGTAACTCATGGTGAAATATCCACCGACCCATGTTCCGTCACCTAGCTGGGTTCTCAATGTCGGGTTGATAACCCCCTGAACTCCGACAGACCATGACCTGCTCGTGCTCGACGGACTCGGACCCCCATCGAACCGCTCGTACCCGTCAATCGACTTCGCGCCCTGGTTCAGCGCGACCTCGAAGTTCTCGCAGTCCTGCATCCGGCCCGGATGGACCGAAACCGGGGGCGTTACAAGGTCAAGACCACCATCAATCGGAACCGTGATAAAGGGCATCAGTACCACCCTCCGACCGTGTTGCAGCCACCGTCGAACGCTTCCAGGTAAGGAAGGTTCTCGGGGATTTGGTCGTTGTACATGGCGGTCATGATTCGGTTGTATTCGTCGCGGGCGAACTGGTACTTGCCGGGGTCCTCCACACTACCGCCCCACAACATGATGGCCCGCCACGCGACGACTTCATGGAAGCGTTCGGGGAAGATCGGGGTTTGTGCATTAGCCGATCCGGGAACCACGCCGTCCGTCTGCACCCACGATTCAATATTGACCTTGTAATCACACAGGAACGTGTAATCCTGATCGGCGATGTAATTGAACTCGATACTGCGATTCGGCTGGATTGTGACCATGTTGGCCCGACCCGTTGGAATCGTCTGCTGGTCAATCGTCCCGCGCCATTGCTGATACGGCAGGTACAGGACAGGGGCGTTACTGCCCACGCCTGAGGCATTTGCATACATCTGCATGAAGCGATACCCGGCACCGTACAGGTCGGGGCGAAGATCGCCGTAGTCGGCCACCTGAACCACCATGGCGGCTTGCGTGATGACGCGCCCACCCGATGCCAAGGCAAACGTGCCTTGTTTCTGCATGAACAGCCAGTCATCCCGATTGTTCTGGATCGAGCGATAGGCGTCTGCCACGGACTTGACAAGCTCGAACAAGTAGCCCACTTGCCCGATCACGGTTGTCGGAGCCGTGCCCGGTAGCTCATTCCCTCCGCCAATGTAGCGGTGGGCAAACTGGCACAGTTCAAGGTAGGTCATGGCATATCCGTCTGGATGCACACAATCAGCGATATCCGGTCAAACGGGGTCGGATTCGTAACGTGGTGCAGGTAGTCGTTGCGGAACTCGTACAGGTCGCCAGGGGCCGCTTCCAAGGCTTCGTCATCCACGACAAACTCTTGCCCCGGTGCGCTTTGCACCTGAATGCAGAACTTGCGATACGTGGCTGCGTGCCAGCCATGGTCAACGTGTGGCTTGACCGACTTGCCTGCCGGAATCCGGGTTATCAAAACACCCCCGAGCCGGTTGCCTTCGACAAACCGCATCAGGTCATAGACCAGCGGCTTGACCGGCAGCACATCGGCGCAGGGATACCAGACCGACTCATGCGGACCAGCCACCGTTGGATCGGCGGCGTAGCGAACGAAAATGTCGGAGACCTCGTGGTGCGGGGAATCGACCGCAGCGGTGCGCATACGGTCGGCATCCCATAGCTCGGTATGCGACAGTAGCGCCCAGTGCAAGGGCGCTACGTCAATTCCCGAATGGAGGCGGCGAATCTTCAAGCGGCCTCGTTCAACTCGTGCTCGGCGAAGTCGCCCCACAAGAACTCCAGCACGGAATACAGAATGTCCTCGTCCGTCATGTCCTTGTAGAAGTCGTTACCGACCGGGCCGTACAGGTCCGAGCGGATCATCTGCAACGTGCGGCGATTCAAGCCCTTGAAGTTGTTATGCTTCTTGGCCTGCCACTGCCAGTATTCCAGCGTCGATTCCGGCAAGTTTTCGGTCCCAGGCGTAACGCCGACCACGTTGAAGTGATAGCGTGGCGAAGGGGTCCAGACATTCTTGATGCCGGTCAGAATGCCCTTGTTGTCCTTCAGTTCCTCTTGATCGAGCCGAGTCTTTTCCGCGTTCTTCAACGCTTGGAAATGCGGCCACGCCAGATCGACGTTGATGTTGTAGGCGAAGTACCGCTTCTGCCCCTCCCATGTCACTTGGAAGTACTCTTGCGGCGAGTCGGCATCGGCAGATGGCTTGTACACACGCACAATCATGCGCTTGCCGCCCCAGTCGTCGATGTTCTTCAGTTCCGGCTTGGGGTCGAAGATGCCGTTGGTCTTGAAACGCGGTGCGGGCTTGGGCTTGCTGGCCTCGTCGGCATCCACGTTCTTGCCCAAGGTCTCGCACAAACGCACGCGCATGGTCTTTTCAGCCGTTGCCGGGGCAAACGTCAGGCCGAGCGTCTTTGCCGCAGCCAGCAGTTGCTGCTTGGTCAGTCCTTCAAACCTGGATTCGGCCCATTGCTCGATGTTGATTTCGTCAGTCATTTGGTTTTCCTTCGTGCCATAAAAAAGCCCCCGATGGATTGGGGGCTGTTGATTCGCCTAATCAGGCGAGCGGGTGGAAGCAAGGGGCGGTTAGATGCCAGTGTTGACGAACTCGATAAACACCTTCCACGTTGCCACCGTTGTCACGATGGCCGCGCGGGTCGTCAGCACCAGATTGTCTCCGTCCACCGGCAGTACCGTAATCGCACTCAACTGCGCGTCCGTCAGCGAGACGGTCGTGGCAGTCGTGGCGAAGGCGTTGCCAGACGAGATAGCCGCAACACTGGACGTATAACCCACGTCACAGGTCAGGGCCGCGTTGGCTTGCGGGTTGGTGAACCATGCCCGGACAGGGCGGACTCCCGCAGCAACCGGCGCAATCACGAAGGTACTCGCAATGGCCGTGGATGCGGGGACGATGACGGTCGCGTTGATCCAGATCGAATCCCCCAACCGCTGATTGACGGGGGCCGTTTCTGGAAGGTAGGTGCGTCCGTCCGTAGACAGCGCGTAGAGGCTGCTGTAAGCGATGATTGCCATGGGTGTTCTCCTTAGGCCGGGTTAGCGGTCACGCCGCATTCGATGCGAACCAGCCAGTCGTAGGACACCAGCATCGGGCAGTCATACCAAGCCGCCGAAACCACGAGGCGGGAATTGGTGATGTCCGACTTGTCCGCCTTGTCCAGCACGTACACGTCCACGTTGCCGTAGCCCGCCTTGCCGGAGCCGCCAAGCGAAACGCCAGACAGCGCGCCCTTGGCACACAGGACATACGGGTAAACGTCCGGGAAGCCGCCTGTGGAGCGCAGGGCCGCATTCGTGACGCTGGTTGCCGCACCCAGGAACGGGATGAACTCGGGCGACGTGACGAACACGATGTTGTCAACGCAACCGAAGGTGCCGACTGGGTAGTTCCCGCCCGTCATCTGCGCCTTCTTGGTGAAGCCGGGAAGATTGCGGATATCCGGATGGGCGTTGGTGTGGACGAAGCAGTAGTAACCGGCCTCGGTCGGGGTTGTCCCGATCTTGGTTGAGCCGCCCGATTCGCTGGTGAACGTCATGCCCTTGGCTGCCTCAATCGAGGCAATCGCCGTTTGCAGGCGACCCAAGGTGATTACGCCGTTGACCGTCTGGCGGGTGGCGATGGCTGCCGAGTTGTAAATGACGTTGGTGCCCGACAGCGCGGCGTTGTACTGCAAGCGTTCGCGGGTCGATTCAACTTCCGTCATCAGCACATCGGACTGACCCTTGGCCCAATCGAGCGGGTTCAGATCGTCGTTGTAGCGGGAAGTGGCGTAGGCAGCCGAGTAACGCTGCATGGTGGCGGTGTAACTCTCCGCCGTAAGTGCCTGAGTCGTGGGGTTCTGCCCCTGCGGCTCTGGCGTGACGCTGATTGCGCCGTTGATCCAGCGAGTACGGATGATGGATGCACCCGTGTTCTTGCCGACCTTGATGTTGTCGAACGCCACGCCAATGCGCCGGAAAGCCGGTGCGCGGTCAAGCATTTCCTTGACCATGATGGACGGAACGTTCGACGGCAGATTTGCGATTGCCATCGTCTAAGCCTCTGGTTGATTGGTCAGATGTCGTAGCCCGCAGCTTGTAGATTCGCTACGTGCAAGTCTTCCCCTGTCAAACCGGCTGTAGAATTGGAGCGCGGGATCGCGGTCGTTCTGCGTGCGGTCGGGTTGGGGTCTGCTACCGATCTTGCCAGCGGCTTTGTAGCCGGTGTGGTCGGAGATGCAGCGCCTGCGCCTTGCAGGTCGTATAGGCGGGCCAATTCACGGTCCCGCTTGAAGTCAGTCAGGATGGACGCGATCACTGCCGCGTTGTGTGTCCTGTTTCTCTCGAACAGTTCCTGCTTTACCGGGTCTATCGCTTTGAGCCAAACTTTCCAGTCGGGGTCTTTTTCGATGTCCTGATAATCAGGATGCAAGGATTGAAGTTCAGCCCTTGCCTGCTCGACTACTCTTGTACTCTCATACGCTTGTCTTTGCAAGTGAAGATGCTTCTCAAGCTGTTCAAATCGTTCGAGAAGTTCAGCCTTTTCTTTTTGTGTTTGCTCGGCGAAGGTCTCTAGCTGACTATTGACCGCATCAATCGCTTCGGCTTCTTCCGGGTAGTGCTTGCGAAATCGGTCCAGAACGTCACGTGCGCCGGATCGGCTTGCGGTCGTCTGCTTTGCCTCGAACTCGCGAAGTTTCTTCTTGGCCTCCTCAAGCTCGCGTTGAGTTGGAGCCAGCTTTCCTACCGTTGCCCTGCGGTCATTCTCGGCCTGCCACGCAGCCTTCTCAAGCTCCTGAACGCGGGAAGCCCGCTCCATGTGCTGACGGACAAGAGCTTGCGATTCTTCCGGCAAATTGGCATAGCCGGGGAAGAACTCCTCGGCAGCCGCAGCCTCAGCAGGCGTATCCGCGCGTTCTGGCGCTTTCTCAGGCT